TCCCGCGTCCTTGAAGATACCCGGAGACGCCAAGTTGCAAACCCTTCGCCAACGCGCCAGCTGCGCTCGGAGGCGCCTCGATGCCGCCATAGGAAAACTTCTCGTTTGGCGCCAAGCCCTGAGATTGGAGCAGCTCGGCGTACCTTTGAAGGCGCTCATTCTTGGCCTGTTCGGCCGCGTATGGGTTGAGCGCGAAGGTCTGTGCTACGTCAGCCATGTCAATGCCCTACTTAAAAGCCCCGCCGCCGGCCGCGAACCCTAGACCGCCCAAAGCCGCCCCGCCGAGGCCATAAAGCCCCGCCGTCTGCGCGTTCGCGCCGGCCTGCTGAATTCCGTATTGGTTCATCGCGTTCTGCGCTTGCGCCTGTGTTGCCGCAAAGGTCGGCGCCGGCGCGACGTTCTGGCCGGTGTACTGTTGGAATTGCGGCAACTGGATTTGCGAACCGCTCATCAACCCGGTGATCTCGTTCAGCGGCTGCTGGCGCAACGCGAGTTGCCGTTGTAATTCCGCCTGCTGCGCCGCGTTGCCGAACTGCGCCGACTGCAAGCCCTGGTTCTGAACCTGGGCCTGCGCCGTATTGGCGAGATTGGCTTGCTGTTGCAATTCCCCGAAGCCCTGCGCCCGCGCCGCCGTATCGAGGCCGATGCCTTGAAGCGCGGCCTGCGAGCGGGCGTCGTTCTCTTGGTAGCCCAAATTCCGCATATCGGCGTCGTAGGCCTCGCCGCCGGCAACCAAGCCCTGATTTCGGAGCTGCGTTTCCTTCATCGAACGCTGCTGCGCCAAGGCCGGCTGTAGCCGCGCCATGATCGCTTCTTGGCCCGTCGTACCGGCGTTGACCGGCATCCGGGCAAGCCCGGACATATCGTAGGACGACTGAACCGCACCCGGAGCCGACAAGCTCGTCTGTAATGGCCCCCCGGTGGGCGAAAATGCCTGCCCCATGACGTTTTGCGCCGTCGTCGTACCTTGGAGGCCGAGATCGGCCAAAGCCTTCTGTGTGGCCTGCTGGCTCTCCAGCGCGGCTTGTGCGTTCGGGTTGAGGGTCTGGGTGACGGTCGGCTGATCGCCCTCATACGAGATCTGCTGCGTCCCGTAAGGGCCGACGATATTGGGGTTGCTTAACCGGGCGGACGTGCGGGCCGCTTCGATGTTGGCCTGACCTTGAGCGACCGCAGCGCCGGTATAATCGGGCGCGGCCGGGGGGGCGGGGCTATCTTTGCTCATATCTCGGCTCCAAAAACCTGCAATTTGCTCTGTCCATGACGAGGAAAACCATATCCCCGTCCGGCCTTGCGTCTTTTATTCGGGCTTCCTCGACGAAGCCCATATTGCCAACTAACCGCAGACTTTTTTCGTTGCTACTCGAAACCGGAACAATTATCTTTTTGGCCCCGATTTGCTTAAAAGGATAGTTGAAAATCGTCCACAAATACTTTTTTGTAAGCCGCCCTTCGATCGCGATATGGCACCAAATCGATACTTGGTTCCAATTTTCGTAAATCACGCCCGCGATAATCTTGCCGTCTTTCTCGATCCCAATCGCCTGGCTCGCCGCCTCAAAGAATTGCCCGTTTACTCGGGCTGCGACCCAATTGCCGACAATTGGCCCCGTAACAATCAAATTCCACCCCAACCGAGTTGATACACGATATCGGTCGAGGCCCACTGGATCTGAACGCCGCTCGAGGACGATTTAAGGTTTACGGCGCCGCAATAGCCCTCGCCGGTAATCCCTTGCCAATTGTTCGTGATCGACAAACCGGAACCCCATAATGCCGTATCCCAAACCCCGATATCCCAAAGCCCGAACGTGGTCGGCGAGAACGAAAGCGCGGCCGTGCGGTCGGAGGTATCGAAGTCGGTGTTGATGCCGACGAAGATGCTCGGCTCGCCGTTTGTGAAAATAGACGGGCGACCGCGCGTGAATATCTTCTTCTGACCCCGCGCCTCGAAATAATTAAACGCTTGGAGCGAGTTGGTTTGGATATCGGAACCGTTGTCGGTGAAAGTCGAGGTCCACGCTTTGCAGACAACGCCGTTGCCGCCGAAATATGCTTGGTTCGAATGTATTTCCCAACAATTTGCGGCCCATCCGGTAAACCGGCACCAGGCGAACGTGATGTTGTTCATAACGTACTGAACCTGTTGCCCCGTTGATACCGGGACGTTTACATACACCGCGTTGTTGCGGTTATCGACAATGACTTGCCAACCGAAAGACGAGCCGTAATTCGCCGTCGCTTCCGCGAAGGCGCCCTGGATTGTATCGGATAACGCAATCCGAGGGTCCAGCTTGTCGCTCTGCAAAGCCTTGGCGAGCGGGACCAAGCCATAATAGCTGATATAGAGAACGTCGCCGCCGTATTTGACGGTGCAACGCTTTCCGACCGGGGCGCCGAGATACCAAACCCCGACGAGCGCCCAAGTTGAGGACGAGGACGGATCGGTGCCGCGATAGATAATCACCTCGCCGATCGACGTGATGAACAATAGATTGTCGTCTATCCCATACCCGGCGTCGATCGTCCAAGTCGCCATCGCCACGAGACGCCCGCCGTGCATCGCCACGGACGAGAGATCGAGGGCGTTTGCCGCGCCGCCGACGCTAGAGGTCGGGAGATACCAGGCCTTGAGCGTGTCTTTTTGGATAAACCAAAGCCGATTTTTAAACAGCGTCACCGTGTCGAGCGTCGTGGTCGTTACGCCGGTGATCGCGATCGGCGACGAGATTGCTGTAATCGTTGACCATGTTGTTCCATCGTATAAACGCGGGGCATCCACTCCGTTCACACAATAAATATAGCTGCCGCCAGAGGTCGTTATGTTCGTGTATTCCCATCGGGCGTTCGTCAGTCCGGTTTGGACGGCCGCGCCAACGACGCCGGCGTTCGTCACGTCGTAGAATGAGGTTCCCGCCGCCGCAAATAGCCTATTGGTTGAGCCGCCCGAATAATCGAACAGGCTTTCGACCTGGCCGCTGATCCCGGTGACGTGGTCGGAATACCCGCCGCGCAACGTGACGGACGAGACATTCGGAAACATATTATCGAGCGTCACCGCAAATTCCGGATCCATGTTCGCGATCGAATCTCTAGAATTCCAACCCAGGACCGGGGCCGGTATAGACGCTACCCGCGCAACGTCGCCTTGGACGAGCGGGATCGATTGAGAGCGGCGGCGGGCGTAGGCCATTGCTATATCCCCCAAAGCCGGGTATGGTTCCCGGCATGGAAAGATGGCTCCCCGTTGTTGGGTATGAAGGCGTTTACGAGATTTCCGATTTTGGAAACCTTCGCAATGCAATTACCGGCAAGACTAAGAAATTCACCGTCGTAAAAGGTGACGCTAGGCCGTTCGTTCTGCTCTGGCGAAATAACAAACCCAGGTCGAAACGGGCGCATCAGATGGTTTTGGAGGCATTTATAGGCC